ATATTTATTTCTTCCTTCTAATCGCTCCACTAAATACCTTTTTATCCTTTGTCTGATATTCTCCCGTATTTTCCAGCCTTACAAGAGCTACACGCATTTTTTAGTGCCTCCTTACGCGGCGAAAGCTAAAATTATTCCAGAGAAAAGAAATGTGGGAATTAAAAATAAAGCTACCATAGCACAAAGCGCAATCCCTAGAATAAAAATAACCATAAAGAAAGCGCTCTGGCGATTTCTCCATCCCACCACAATCATAAAGATGGGAATTACAATAATTGCAAACAAAATTACAAACGGGAGAAACATTCTAATAAAATTTTCCATTTTCCTTTACTCCTTTATTTTTTATTTTCTTTTCAATTTAATGCGTGTAGCCCTGTAAGACTGTATCTATATAATACACTCATTTATTTCATTTGTCAATATATTTTTTAAAAAATTTTATTTTATTTTTTTCTACTACTCTCTAATTGCGGAATATAATAAACAAATTTCCAACGCTTTTCTTTATTTATTTTTTTATAAATTGCATTTCCATGTGGCCTATTTTTTCTATCAAACAAAGACAAAGGAATATAAGTATTCCCTGCTAATGTTGTAAAAGGTTTTTCTCCTCTTTTTATAATATTTCTTGCTATTTCATAATTTAATTCGTCACGTTTATTTTTCTCTGGAATTCTTTTTGGTTGAAAATAAACAAACTCAGGAATTTCATACCACATATCATTATGCAACTGATAAACCACATAACCTCTAAAATTTTTCTTTTTATCAAAAACTTTTATTGCTTTATAACTATTTCCGTTTCTGCTATAATAAGTTTTTTCAGCTTGTTCTATGATCAATTTTGCTGTATAACGGTTTACTGCCATTTTATTTCCCTTAATATAGCAAATGCCGGACTACAAAAGTAGTCCAGCTTTGCATATCTATACGGCACGCCATTTATTTGAATCTGATTCAATTTCCATTTCCACCAATTCCATAATACAATAGTTTGCCATATCCAACAAAGTATCATAAATACTTTCGTCTGCCACCTTCTGATTTTTCCCAGAAAGTAAAGATTCAAGCCTCATATACTTGTCAAACAAACGAACCAAAATTGCATTTGGAAAACGCTTTCTTAGTTCAGAAAAAGAATCACCATAATCATGATTTTTATTTGCATAAGTTTCATTCAACTTGTTACAAATGTTCCTGTGAATTTGTACTTTATCCATAAATCACCTTTATTTTGTACTGTGTTTATGAAAATCATCACCATAAATTAAATCATCAATATCAGGTTTCATTATTTGTTTCCTTCTCCCTCATTCTCTCATTATACTTTCTTCTAGCATTACGACAGCTAGGACAGCGCTTGGGAATATAAAGACCGTTCGAATTATAAAATTCAATTTCAGTCTTTTTCATTGTAAATTCATGGCCGCAATCACAACAGACAAAAACCTGTACTTCCTTGCGCTTGTCACGACAATTCATACAACGCTTAGGATATTCCAACCCGTGAATATCAAAAAACTTTTGCTCAGTTGGAGAAATCTCAAATTCTTGTCCACAATCACAACAAGTGCGAGTAATAAAATCCCGAATCTCCACACAACTTTCGGTGATTTCCTCCTCATTCTCAGCAGAAGAAACATTATCAGAATCGGAAGTAATTTCGGTATCATCCTCAAAATCATCAAATCTACGAATCTCAGACATGTTTACATTCTCCTTATTAAAAATATTTTTATCGCTACCAATTGCGCGTCTAACAGTATCTTCTTTTACGAACAAAAGATTAGCAATCTCTCTATTTCTATGTCCGCTTTTTCGATATTCCATATATACTTCTTTCCTTGTCATTTTAATTTCCCCTTTTCAAATAAATTTTAAATTTCTTTTCCTAACTATCTATATTATACCACAAAGAAAATAGTATGTCAAGTATTATTTTTACCTTCTTCATAATCTTCCCAAACACTTTCCGCTGTTTTTGAAAGAGCTTCTAAGAACCCATCATCCTCATTTTCCTTAGAATCCAGATCATATATTTTCTTTTTAAGTTCAAACTCATTTTGCATAAGATCAGCTTTGCGTTCTTCAATAATTTGTTTGTAATCTTTTGGCATATCCTGAATATATTTTGCAAGACTATCCAAAGCTTTTAATTTATCATGCAACTCAATGGACACGCCTTGCGGCCCAGACTTAATACTTTTGATTAGTTGTCCATCTACCTGACTAGATGGTTTTAAAACAATTCCATGCGGTTTAATATCAACAAAATCTGTCATATCAGCAAATGCTATTTTAATCCATTGATGGATAACATCTGCCCCGGCAACAAAAGAATTTGATAAAATTCTCACTTTTAACCACTGAATATATCTTTTAATTCTAGGCTTTTTTAGCAAAGAAGTTCCTTGGCTTGTATTTCCATCATAGCCAGCTTTTAAAAGCGCTGACTTTATATTATAAGAGCCAACAAATGCTTCACAAAATCTTTGTTGTGATTCATTCAAACCCTCAATTGCTTCACTTTTTTTCATTTTTAATAAATCGTCGCTTGTATATTCATTGTATTCTATTACATTGCGAACCATTTTTATTCACCTACTTATATATCATTCCTCACTTTCTTGGGCGGAATCAATTCCACTTTTTAGGCGTGTTTTAAAATATTCACGCTGAACTTTACTTTTCTGTTGCAAACGTCTTAACAAAGATTTCATATTGCAACGACTACAGTTGTATTCCTCATTTATAAAAAATGCTTTGTGCATTTCTTTGCACATTTTACAAAAATCTTTCTGCTCACACGATATATCAATATCGCCATATAGAGTAAAGACGAAAGCATTTTTATTGCTTTCCGATCTTTCTATTTTTAAAGAAAGAAACTTATATTTGCCAGATGCAATAAAAGGCGCTAACGCCTTACATCCTCTTAAATATGCTTCTTTCGCTTTTTCATCAACAAATAAAAACGATTTTATTTTTGAAGTAAATAAAATATTTTGGCTCATTTTAAGCACTTCCGATCAAAAAAAGAAACTATTTTTGTTTCGTTTTTAGTTTTTGTGCCTGTCTCCTTGCTTCTTGGTCTACCATATCATTATATTTGTGGTAGCTATGTCCTTTTACTTTAAAAAAACTTACTTGTTTACAAGTGCTAATTGCTTTTAAATATCGTTCCCACAAATCACGGTTTTTTACTTCTTCCCCTGCCTTTGTTTTCCAATCATTTTTCATCCAGTTGTAAACCCAACCTTGTGTGATTGTATTGATACAATAAGCGGAATCGCTATAAATAATAATTGCTCCATCTGGCAAAACTTCCAAGGCTCTAACAATTGCAAATAGTTCCATTCTATTATTTGTAGTATCTTTCTTGCAACCTGAAAACATTTTTTGTTTCCCTTTATAGAGCACTAAAAAAGCCCAACCTCCTGCACCTGGATTACCAGAACAAGCACCATCTGTATAAACAATATATTTCATATTTAAACATACTTTCTCATTTTTTCAACATACAAAATAAATTTACAAAGTAGTTCATAATAAGTATCACAATAAATTGCGGAATAAGCATCTTTTACGCGAATACTAACAGACAATCCACCAGATTCAGAATACTTTATCATATGAATTTTAATTGAATATTTTTTTGAAATACTTTTACAAATTGTTTCTAACTCTTTTTTTGTTGGCTTTTCTTTTGTATGTACTATTTTCATAACTTCTTTCAAAAGCTTTTTTCGATTCTTTTTATCTTTACAATTTAAACTTTTAATCTGATAAATTTCCATTTTTATCACCACCTATTTTTAAAAGCGCCCCCAGTACGCTGTGGAACGTATTTGACGCACGAACGCCAGAACTAGGGGCGCTTTATTTTACAAAACAGGACAACAAAGAATATTTATTTGCACTCAAAACAAAAGACTAGACCATTTCATTATAAATAAATATTTTTATTTATCCTGATTGTAAACTCCCTTAAATTCCCCGCTTAATCAAAGTCAAAATCGTCATCGTCATCGTCATCGTCATCGTCATCTACGGGCTTAGACTTCTTCTTGCTCTTCTTTGCGGGCTTCTCCTTCTCCTTTGACTTCTTTCCCTTCTTCTTCATGGGGGGCTCGTCATCGTCATCGTCTTCATCCTCATCATCATCATCATCATCATCATCATCATCATCATCATCCGCGGGCTTAGACTTCTTTGCAGGACGGCCGCGCTTGCCCTTCTTCTTGGGCTTCTCCTCTTCCTCTTCGTCTTCGTCATCCTCAGAATTCGCCTTAGACTTAGTGTCAGAAGGCCCCTTGAGCCAGCTATCAAACTTTCGTGCGGTAATCGCCTCAGGAATCACGGAAAAAACATCCATTGCAGAGCTACCAAGCTTTACAACAAGGTAAGCAAAAGAGGGGAAGCGGTGTCCAATATCTCGAATAGAGGCAGTATCATTCCCATCTACAAGAACCTGTGCGGCCTCTGCCGCAGTCCAATTCTTAGCCATAAATTTTACACTCCTTAAAATATTTAGCTATCGTTTTAAACGATTTTAGCTTTTAAATAAATTTCGCAATCCTCAACAATCAATTTGTTTAAATTGTCTGGATATACACTATCTAGTGTAGACTTAAAACTAATTTTTGTTTGTGCATTTCTATCAACAGAAAGACGATTTACTGACCATGTGCCTAAAATGATCTTTTCTCCTTGCCCATCAATTTGTGCTACTATGCGTAAGCGCTTGCCCACACTTGCAACAAACTGAATAGCCTCAGACAAATGGCTTTCCGTAAAGCTCATTTTCAGTTCTACATCGAAACTGTTTTTCGTCGAGCTTCCATCATAAACGCCGATTGCACTAATAATATTTTCACTTACATTTTCTTCACCTTTTCTTTCTTTTTTCATACTGCTTTTCATTCTCCTTTAAAAATTTATCTCTAGCGGTTTTACTTGACTTTATTACTTTTCGATTTATAAAGACTTCTTCAATAATTTCTTTCTTTTTGGGGGGAGGCTTTTTCAACAAAAGAGAATTGTATATATCTTCTAAATAGTTCAACTCAAAAACAGCATACACTTTATCGTGCTTTAAAAACTGGATTAGAAATACCGGAACTTTGTGAGAAACCTCCGCATGATATTCCAACTTTTTGATATCCAACATTTGTAAACGGTAGGAATCGGAATCCGTGCTTTTGAGCTGTACCATGATTCTTTCATTTTCCCCATCTTCCTTGACCACATCCCCGGCCCCTGACTGTGGAGCAGGTGTCAACCCAAGGCTGGAAAGAAGTTCTTTTTCATTTCGGAAGTAAAATTTTCCAGTTCTCTTTTTCAAACGTATAGAACCTTTCCGTAATCCTCAACAGAGAGAACATATAGTTCATTGATATCATTTACCATCTGTTCGGACATCTTTTCAAGGTCGCTTTGATAAATGACCCGATTAGAAAACCGGATTTCGTTCCAATCTGGAAAATCTTTTACTTGCTTAAACATTATCTTTTCCACCTAACCTTTCAAAAATAAAACTTATCAGTTCTTTTTCTTATACAACAAGAATTCTTCCATCATCTTCAACAGAAAGTACATGAAGTTCGTTTACTGTGACCTTTTGCTCTTTCGACATAGCCATGAACGTATCTTTTGTTAGGGTGAGTTCCTCAAATCGTAGCAAATCCCAGTCCGGATAGTCCTTTACTTGCTTTTCCATTTTCGTATCCCCCTAACATTTTACTGGATGGTATATCCTTCCTCATCACACCTATAGTATACCACAGGTGGGCTATTTTGTCAAGCACTTTTTTAAACTTTTTTACTTGACAAAAACATAAAGGATAGAATTACTCTAATTGATATAAAAAGAAACTACTTCGAATGGCCGTACATATTCAAATTCTTTCAAAGTGTCAACACCAAAAATTTTAATAATTTTATCTGCTTCTGTGTCGATCTTTAAAAGGATTTATTTTCTTTTTCCTTTTTCACAATAATTGTATTTTCGGAATTATTACAAATGGAAAGAAGTTCATACAGTTTCATTTTTAGGATTCCTTTCTTTTTTAAGATAGCTCAATTACAATTGCTTTTTCTTTTGAATCGGCAAGAATATACTTTACATCACGAGAAAGATATTTATTCAAATCATCCATTGTAATATTGTAAGTAAAGTGTACCCCATCTTTTGTCTCATTGATGGGAAAGATTGTGATTTCACCGAGCTTGATTTTAACAAGCTGTTCAAACACTTTACAATTTAATAGGACTTCTCCAAGCTTCATATTTTTTCCTTTCTAAATCTCAACTACAATTTCTTTTCCATTTCCATCAATATAAAAATAAGAAACATCATATAGCAAAAACTTACTAAAACAAACAATTGGATTTTTATTATCAAGCTCTTTCGGTGTTTCGTCAACAAAAGAAAATTCAAAACCAAAAGGAGAAATCATGAAAAAGTTCTTTTCCGTCTCTCTTTACAAGGATAAAGTATTCTTTATCCCGAAATTGAAACGTATTGATAAAATCTTTTAATTTCATTTTCATTTTCATTTGCATTTCCATTTCTGTCTTAGCTCCTTCTTTCTTTTATAT